GCCTGCTTGAGGTGGTAATCGTAGGTGATGGCATAGGTGCCTGCCGTGAAGATGGCATCTGCCCCGGAGATGAGGCGACCTAGCTTCTCGACGGCAGACTTGACCACATTCGGGCGATCCGACTTCAGCCCCTCGACTGCCTGCCTGACAATGGGGGGCATCTCGTTCAACCGGCGCTGGATGTAGTCAGACTCAAATGCCGCCTTCCACCCCAGATTGCCAGAGAGGAGCTTGCTCATCCGTAGGATGTAGGCGCCGGTAGGCATCTCTGCGAGTGCCGCCCCTAGCTGCGTGGACTGAATAATGATGGTGCCGATCCTGCCGACAAGGGCGACCCGTGCCGCCCTGCCTCCAGCTTCCGAGATATCCTTGGATAGTCCAAGCTGCGCCTCTGCGCTACGGACTCCACCCTGCGAGAATAGATCCGTCCAAGTGTTGAGGACTGCCTTGGCCTCCTTGCCTCCCTTGGCCTCGATAGCATTCTGGACATCTCGGTTGCGGAGGATGCCGTTGGCCTCTGCCATGAAGGGGGCGTAAGCCTTCCAATGCTCCATCTGCTTCGTATGGGCAATGTAGGTCTGAAGGGCGTCTTGGAACTTCGGCTCGGCAATCGCCTGCCCACGGGTACGAAGCGCACCGGGAGAGGTTCCCCTTGCCGCCATGACGCCTCCCGTTACAGGGTCGATAGCTGTTCCAGCGGGGGCATTCACGGGGGCAACCGTGACAGGGGAGTAGTTCGCTATCTTGGGGAGGTTGATCCCGTTGAGCGCCTTGTAGACCTTGTTGATGGAGTCGTATTCGGTGTCGTATTTCTTGAGGAGGAAGTCGCGGAGTGCCTTCGCCTCCTTGGAGAGATTGGCTTCCAGAAGGTCAACAAACTCCTGCGTGTAGTTCCATGCGGAGATGGGCTTCCCTCCATCGTCGAGCTTTCCGATCATGTGCCGCTTCCCATCCTCCTGCATCCAGAGCATCGTCGCGGCGACTGCCTCCATCTCGGAGAACTCCAGATTGCTCCAGCGTGTCCCCTCAAACGGCTTGAGAGACTTCTGTGCCATCTTCCAGCGGAGTTGTTCCCCCTTGAGTTTGTCCTTGCCGGCAAGCCCCGCAAAGAACTTGGAAATCTCGTCCATCTTCGCTTGCGTGGCATCCTCTTTCTGGGAGTTGGCGTTGCGCTCACCATTGGCTAGGCGGGTGGCAATATCGGATTTTTCACCAAAGAGGACAGAGACGAACTGATCCCATCCGATAAGGTTGAAGTAACCCTTCTTAAACTTTCCCTTCCATCCGTTCTCCTTCTTGTCGGCCTCCTGACGCTCGGACAGGACACCCACCTTGCCGGTTGCTGCGATGGCTTCCATGCGGTCGGCTTCCCGTTGCTCCTTCTCCTGCGTCTTCTTGAGGATGAAGTTGTAGTAACCCTTGGCCCAAGTCTCCTTGAGCGTAGCGATGGCATGGGCCTTGGCGTTGGAATCCTTGTTCCTCCACCCCCCGACTAGACCGATCAAGTCGGCCTCGCGGATCAGGCGAGCCTCATCCGATGGGGATAGATCCTCGGAATCAATGCGTGAATCAATCGCGGCAAGGTGGGCATTGATCTCCTCTGCGCTCCACCTCTGCGCTTCCTTGACCTTGGCAAAGAGGTCTTGGATGTCGGCCCCGATACCCTTGGGCTTTTCACCTGGCTTGTCCTTCTTGGGCTTCGCCCTCTCAAAGATCCTGTAAAGCTCCTCGTCGTACTCGTTGGAGAGGTACTTCTCCAACTGCTCGTCGATCATGCGGACACGATCACGGAAGAAGTTGGCGAGGAAGGTATCACCAGTTCCCCCACGGGCTAGGACTCCAAATCCTCCGACCTTGCCGCGCACCTCTGCCGGCAACTGGCGTAGGATCACCTCTAGCTCGGCAATGCCTTGGATGAGCTTCGCCCTGCGGATCTTCTCCGGGGCAGCGCCACCCTCCTTGAGCGCATCTAGGATGTCTTTATTCTCTGCGAGGACTGCCTTAAAGCGTTCCTTGGCCCTCTCGTAGAGCGCCATGCGGCCTTCGTCAAACTGCGTGGTATCTGCGACTGCCTTGTTGACGCGATCAATTTGCGCCTGGGATTGGATGGAGAACCTTATGTCGTTGCTCTCTGGGTTGAACCTCTGCGAGAGAGGGATGACGTTGCCGGCATCGTCGCGGGTGACTGGGTCTGCTGATTTGATTTGGGAGGGGTCTCTAATTATGAATGAATCCGTGGCGATTGGGTTTAACTGGAGAAACTCCTCATCTGTTAAAGCGTCCTGTTCATCTGGAAGCAATGGGTATCCATCTGCATCTACAGCTCCTCTGTCACCAAGCCCTTCGTGCCTGTTAAGGTACACAATAGGCGTTGATGCTTCTAGTGAATATCCCTGTGAAGTAAGACCGTCATCAGTCCAATCGGAATAATCAACCAGACGAATTGGGTTTTTTGCGTATATATAATACCTTTTCGTTGGCTCTTTAGACTCAACAGATGATGCCTGTAACTCACTCCCAAAATGGAAGCCCCCTTCTCCTTTTTTGGTGACAGACCCTTTTCTAAATACGGGTGTGTACCCTGCCTCCTTTGCGGCCTCATCAACTAGCCTCTGCTGCTCTGCCTCGTCGCCTGACTTGACTGCCGCATCGTATGCCTCGTCACGGGCGCGGATGGAGAAGGACACCGAATGCTCTAACGGGAAGTCGGTATGCTGTTGCGTCAGGATCTGATTCTTCGTCTCTGGGAACTGCTCGTCCACGACCTTGTATTTTGTCATTCGGGCAACCGGCTTGCCCTTCAGCACATACCCATAGGACATATGCTCTGGGACGCCTGCTTCATTTGCGGTGAGAATCGGAGCATCCTCCGGGTGAGGATCAAACTTAATGATGCCAACCGTGGCACCTTTGGGAACTCCCTTAAAGCTAGGTTCCTCAATGTTCTCAACAATCTCCCTAGCGTCAGGGAATCCCAACTTGGTCATCTTCTGGGCAAGCAAAGATTGGTAGGCAATCTTAACTCCTTCCGCCTTGGTCTCGGTTTGGGTTTTCTGGAAATAGGTGCTGCCTCGCTTTTGTTGGGGCATGGACAGGATTGCTTCCTTTGCCTCATCCAGCGATTTCCACGCTTTCTCATGCCCCGTTGTCTTGGCGTTTAACTCACGCACCCTGTTCAGTTCCTTGAGCGCCGAAGTCTTGCTGATCTTCTTTGCGTCAACTGCTTCTTGAAGTTGCTTGAACCAGATGTTTCCAAAGGTTTTGTTGCCGACAACATTACCTTCCTGCATCAGCACTAGCTTCACATACCCCCCATTGGCTGCGGCTCGACGGGCAACTGACCTTGCCACATTGGGAGCGTTAAATGCCCACGCAACGCCTTTCTTGAGGTTCTCGACAATGGCAGGGTAGAACATACCTCCCTGCAAGGGGAGGCCGGCATATTCGCCAACCTTCATGCGGTCAATGTGGATTGCGGCAATGGTCTTGGTCTCTGAAAGAATCTGGTCGTAAATCTCTTGCGACATATCAGGAAACACCTCTGGAAGCGCCCTGATCGCATAAGAGGTATCTACCCAAGGGATCTTCTCTCCATCCTCAAGGGGTAGATCCTCAACCTTGGTATCCGGGGCAGGGGTTCCAGGTTCCGTAGTGTCATCGGATTTCTCCACGACATCGGGATCGGTAGCCTTGATGGAGAACCCACCCTGCTCACCCTCAATCCTGTTCACCTCACGCTCAATCATGGTGGCGTCACTCAAGCCTATTTTCCCCATGAGGTAACGCTCAAACTCGGCGTCGATCTTGCCTTCTGCAAACGCTTGATCTAGCAGCTTGGCTCGACGCATGAACTCGACAAACTCGGTGTAGAGTTTCTTGAGGAATGCGACGAAAGAGGAGGGGAGGTTGGTCTGGTCAATCTTGTTACGGGCGAAATCCTGGGCAATCTGCGCCATGCTCTCTCTGACCTCGGCATCGGTTCCAAACTTGTATCCTGCAACGCCGGCGGCAGTAGTCTGACTGACCCATGCACGGGCCTGCTCCTTGGTGATGCGGCCCTCGGCAATATCAATGTCAAAGATGTTGTGAACGATCTCCTCAAAGGCGTCCTGCGCGGTTGCCCCTTCGTTCAGCTTCATGAAAGCCTTATACTGCCCCTCGGCATAGGGTGTCACCCATGACTCTCCCAGAATACGGAGCTTGGACAACTCGGCAGGGTCGTTGCCGTGAGCTTCGATGGATGCCTTGATGGACTCGACGAGCTTGGTGTCACCCTTGGCCTCGGCATCCTTGAGCAACTGCTCCGGGGTGACTTCCCCTCCGAACCTTGCTTCAAAGTTGGGGAGCTTGTCTTTCCGCCAATCCGAGTCCAACAAGTCGGCTACCACATTGGCCTGACTCTTGATCTCTGCCTCGCCTCGGTCTGCAATGATGGTGACTGCCTCATCCTCGCTTGCGACACGGGCGACTTCCTTGCCGGCGGGGTCACGAACGATCCACTCGTTTGTGCCGTCTGGCTGGGTGCTGACTTCAACGGTGTCGCCGGCCTTCTGTGACTTTGCCTCCGCAATCCTAGCGGCAATCAGATCCTTGCCTGCGGAAATATCTGACTCCTTGCGCTTGCTCCACTCCTGCTCAACACGGGTAGCCTTCTCCTCCATAGAAGATGCCTGATTGATGTAGTCCCTCTGGGCAGGCCCGAATCCTGCGATGGAGAGTTGCTTGTCTGCCAACTGCAAGGCTGGGTTCTTGAGGTCACGATAGGTGCCGATACCTCCACCGATGAGGGCGAGGGGAAGCACGGCAAAGAAGGTCTCTGCTCTGCTACCCACATAATCCTTCATCAGTTCCCCGAAATCCTTGTCGGGCATATCCTCGCGGAGTGCTGCTGTCAGGGTCTCGGTCAGGGGTGCAATAAGATCCTGTGCGCCCTCCTGCAAGTTCTGCTCAAGTATCTCGACGCCGACCGTGGTCAGCACCCTGCGGATGCCGTTGTTCTTGATGCCATTCAGTAGCCCACCAAAGACGGGGAGCTTGCCATTGATCGCGCCCAACTGGAGGCGATCCAAGGCGGCATTGCCGGCGCCTTCCACAAGCGAAAGCCCCTTGGCAAAGGTGGGATCAATCTCGGGGTTTTCCAGCATGATGCGGTCATACTCTTGAGCCTGGTATGCAAGCATCCCTATTGCGGGGTTGATCGCTACGGGAACCATGATCCCTAGTGAGCCGGCTAATCCGTATGCTCCACGCTCAATCGCGGAATCCTCAAAGACCGGCCTGATCGGATCAACGCTGCTCTTGGCTGCGTTGCGAAGCTCGCGGATGACGCCGAAGGTCTTGAGTCCACCTTCTGCCTGCGCCTTGAGGGTTGCCACCTCTTCGGGAGTGGCCTCCCGTCCCGTCAGGTCAATGTTGATCGCGGAACCTACTGCACCCTGCGAGGGTCGGTAGACATCGTTGAGGGTGGGGGTTCCCTCCGCTTTCCGTAGCCAGACCTTGCCCGTGGCGAGGGTGTCGCGCATCTCGCGGAAGGCGTCTTCCTGACCCTGCAAGGTTCCCTGCGGAATGAAATCAAATCCACGCGAGAAGGACTGACCCATGTTGATCGCAAACTGCTCTATCCCTGCCCTGTCAATGTGACCCGCCTCTGCCGCAAGCCCGATGTAGGAGTAGACTTTCTGCCTCTCCTCCGGGGTGGAGGAGGATAGATGCTCGGCAACTTGGGCAATGCGCTCGTCATCGGCCTTCCCCTGCGTGAAGTCCATGAGGGCGGAAAATGTTTCAGCGCCCCTGCCCCGGATGGATTCGATGTCCTTGAGGGTCTGGTTGTAGACCCTGTTAGCCTGTGCGTGGAAGCCGGCATCCCCTCCAATCAGGTCTTTGTGCTGCTCCTCCCATTGCTTCACATACTCGGTGGGAAGTCCGACCATTGCGCGGTTCTTGCCCATGCCCGTGTCTTGGAATGCCTTCAGCACGACATTGCCGTAGAGTTCGTTGAGTGCTGTTTGCTTGGAATCCTCAACCTTGAACTCCTCTTGGAACTTGGATCGCATTCCAGACTCGCTGATGGTTGCATCCCATCCCTTGTTCCTTGCGTAGCCAGTCTTGTATTCCTCAAAGTTCCGAATCACATCGTCCAAGGGTCTGCTCATCCTGTAGGCTAGGTTGAGCATGACGGATGCCGTGTCGCTTGTGCCTGGGGCTAGATCATCAGAATCTTGCAGGGCAGGGTAGAGTTTATACAACTCCTTCTGGTCTAGGGAGTTCTTTGCCAAGACTCGCTCTTGCTTCCGCTTGCTCTCAATGGATTGCTCATCTGCCACCTTTGCCGCCCCCATGTTTGAGGTGCTTTCGATGGCATTCAACTGCTGCATCGAAGCATCATCCGCTAGGTGGGCATCTCCCATAGGGGAGGGGTCTTGGATGGTTAAAGGGTCATTTTCAGCCATGAGAAGCTGAACAATTACTCTGATGTTAGGTTAGAGGCAAGAGGAATCCCTTGACACCATGCCGTTAGCGGAGCGATGTTCATCCCATGAAGACCATGCCGATACTCATTGCGATGCTTCTCGTTGGGAATGCGTTTGGTTGGGAGTGTAATGTTGAAAGGCCAAGTGAATTATCAGCGAAGTTGCATCCAAGGCCCGCTGTTCCGGGTGGGATTGAAATGGCGGAAAAAGCCGCTAAAGCACAGACTCCCTATGTGCCTACGCCTGACGCACCTCCAAGGCCATCTTCAACTTCCTACAGCATCATCACGCTACCCGACGGAAGAACCACCTCGGTTCTGACCTACCACTAACCCCGTCCGTCCTCGGTGTATTTCTCCACCTTGGCTACCTTCACCCCGTCGAGGGGTTGGTTGCCATCTGGTGAGTAGATGTCAACACGCCCCTTGAGGCGCTTGCTGGTGCGGTCATCAAACCGCTTCACCATCTTCTCTCCGTTGGAAAGGGTCACTACGACCTTATCACCAATCTTTGCCCCTGTTGATTTCTCTAGGTCAGGGGAAAGGGCAACGCTTTCACCTGGGGTCAGCTTGTTATCTTCGGCTCCGATCCCACGGGCGGAGTTGGAATCATAGTCCTTCTCTCCCGGTTTCTCATACCCATACTTGGTGATCTTGCCGGCGGACTCTCCCGTATCAATGGAAGCCTGTGGTTTCCCACCATCCATCCAATCAATCGCCCTTTTGATCCACCCCTTCGGCTGGGTGTCATTCAGAAGCACGGCAGCAGAAGACTCCTTGCGGTATTGCATTAAAAACTCTTTCTTGGCCTCATTAAGAGTCCCTTGGTTCCTTCCAGAGATTGTTTTCCAATCGGCTTCCGCTTGCTTGAGGGATTCTACTGCTTTTTTCGTTTCTGGAGATCCAAAGACGCCCCCTTTGTACCAGTTATAAAGCGTACTGCTCATCTCGTAGCGTTGCGCGATCTCTGCTGGAAGGCTTCCCTTCCCCTTTACCCTTTCCTGATAAATGTCCTTGGCGTCTTCAAGAAATTGCTTGGAGTCGGCGGCAGGAAGAGTTCCCGCCATGCGGGTCAGTTTTTCATAATCCAGATTAAGGTCGCCCGTTTTGCCGGTAGCAAACTTGGCAAGCATCCCAAAGGAGTCGCCAACCGCGCGATTTCCATCTGGGGTGTCGGCAAGCACCTCATTGAGTAATTTGCTTTTTGCTGCTTCCTTCCACTCTGGAGAAAGTTGCTGATAAGATTGGGTCTTCTCAAGCTGCGCCAAGGTCTTAACCTCTCCAGAGTCAATCAGACCATAGACTGCGGTTCCCCTGTCGGCTTGTTGGTATTTCACGACATTCTCCGCAATCTTGGCGTAGTTGGCGTATTCTTTCTGCGAAAGACTTTCCAATCCAGAGATAACCCTCCCTGTTTCTGCGGCCTTGTTAAACTCTGCTGCCGCCGCCTCTGGGTTTTGTTGAATCTTTAGATCGGCAAAGTTATTTGCCTTGGTTGCCTCAATCGTCGCAAAAATCTCTTCCTTCTGCTTGGGGTTGAAAAGCCCCGCTTGGGTAGCCTTTTCTGCATCGGCATAGGCTCCCTCTGAATCCCATCGGTTTGCCTTCTGCACGATCCCATCCCATGCCGTGACAAACTTGTTGGTGAGATCCTGCTGGTGTGCGGCATGACTAGCCTCTGCAAATCCCTTGCTTCTGGCATCTAGCACATTAAGCCACATCCCTTGCTGGACTGCCTCTGGTTGTGATTTGGCCCATGATGTTACCTCTTCATCAAACCGTTTGGCGTATTGGTTTCCGAGGGTCTGGTAGTTGGAATAATCTGCCGATGTCCAGAAATTGCTGTTAAACTCTGCGACCCTAGTTCCGAGGTCTATCTTGGCGACATCAGTTTCCAACTTCTGTTGCTTGTCGTTTAGCTCCTGCTGTTTGTCTGCAAGGGTCTTGCCGGCCTTGTAGACGCCTTCGCCGGCCTGCGCGAATGCCGAGCCGATTGCTCCTGCGTCACGGGTGTTCTGCATCGCTGACTCATACCCACGGGAAACCGCTGCCCTTGCACCTCCAAGTTCAATGTTCGGCAAGTTGACATTGTTGACTTGGGGCGCCGACATCGAAGAGAGGTCGGGGGCATTTGGGATCTGGGAAAGGGGGATCTGTGCCATAGGTTAGCGAGTGGGAACCATGATTTGCAGATTGCTCTGCGGGATTCCTGATTGTTGGGAAATTTGTGCCATCGTGTATCCCTTGCTTCCTCCAAGCCCCCCGCCCGTGGTGCTTGGCTTCATAAAGCCACCGGCGGCACTCAAGAGGCTTCCTGTGGCGGAAATGTACCCTGCCGTTGCCGTGTCATTCGCGGCGGTCATAGCGTTGTTATAGGCGGCATTTGCCATCGGCCCGGACTGCCAATCGGCAATCTCTGCCCCGTATTGGTACTGCGTTGCCATCTCTGCCTGCACCTGACTCTGGTAGGTCTCAAGTGATCCCTTCCAGTCGGTATCGAGGGCCGCAAGGTTCGTCTTGTAAGCGGCATCCATCCGGGCGAGTTGCGCCATGCCGGCATTGTGGGCCTCCACCATGAGAGGGGAGCCGGTATCGGCGGCAATCCCGCTTGCTCCGTAAGCTGCCTCGACTTGGCTAGTCGCGGCCTCTTCCTGCTGGTAGGATCGGTTGATCTGCTCAAACCCCTGCCGTTCCTGCGAACGGGCAAAGCGATGAAGCACCTTGGCATTGTCAGCGGACTGCTGACTCTGCGCCATTGCCATCTTGTAGTTGAGTTCGTTCTGGTATCGGGCGATCTGACCCTGCGCCTGGGCACTTGCTTTTCCAAGGGAGGCATTGCGCTTTTGCGCTTGGCTTGAGGAGTAGCCAGAATAAGCGGTTCCTGCTGCGGATACGGCAAGGCCGATAGCTAGAAGTGGGAATACCTCATACACCGGGAATTGCCGGTGCTTATCCTCTGCTAGAGTCTGTGGAGGAGTTAGGAAGCGCATTTAAGAGTGATTTCGTATGCGAATTAAAGAGAAAAAGCAAGGAAGTTAGTTCTGCGTGGCCTCACTCACCTCAAAGTTCACGACGAGGGCGGCAACGGTGAACGGCACCGGCTGGGTCTGCCTGACATAGAGATCCACCCCATCGGCCCAATTTGAAGAGGCATATGCCCTCTCGTAGCCGTTGAGTACGGGGGGAGAGGAGTCCATGACATCGGTCAGGGTGCGGCTCACCAGAGGGAACCAGTTGACCCCATCGGTGGAGAGTTCCCCGCCTGTGGACTGGTAGACCTTGAGGTTGATCCTCGGAATCCTCATGCGCCGGCCCTGACTGGTGCCGTCCTGCAAGTTGGTATCGACCCTCTGTGGGACTAGCGTCGAGGTGAAGGGGAGACCCACCAGAACCCGTGAGGCAGGAATCTGTAAGGTGATCTGCCCACCAACTACGGTAGGTTGGGTCACAATCAGCGATCCCACGGCATTGTCTGCCCAGACGGAGACTGCCTTGCCCTCAAGGTGAGAAAGCCCCGTGATCGTGGAGGTGGGGGAACCGAATGTCCGAAGCACCCCGGAGTCCACATACCACCAGTTGTTCTTGTCGGCGGTGTCCAATGCATCACGCATTCCGAGCTTGAGTCGTTCAACATATCGGACGGTAGCCCCTCCAATCGTGCGCCTGACCAGCAACCAAACCTCATCCTCGGCATTGGTGCCGTTGAGCGTGGCAACCGACTCAACCACCCCGTCGGTGATGTGACGGGCGAATCCGACGACTTGCTGTTCCCTTTCATAGGTCATGGAAACCAACTGACCGTCCCCTCTCACGAACCAGAGGATCGCGTCAGGCACCCGCTGATAGGAGGTTTCGACGATCCCCGTCCGGGTCGTATGCTCGGCAAGGGCGGTGATGTCGTTGGAAACCCAATTCTCGCTTGAGAAGGTGTAGTCCATTTCCCGAATCTTACGATTCATCCGCTGGACGTAGAGGAGGGTGTCGTTGACGATTTGCGCCCCAAGGGAGGATGACCCGTAGTGGGACTGCTGGCGGACATTGACATTGGTCGGGGTGATCGGGCGGGTCTGGTCGCTTGATGACATCGACCACTCGTCCAAGGTCGTGCCGATCAGGAGGGCACTCTTGGAAAGGAGCCATTGGATCTGGCCTCCCGTGGTGGAGGCCAGAGTGAAGAACCATGAGTCAGCGTCATAGGCTCCCTGCTTGAAGTTCTGGAAGTCGTTGGAGTAGCTACCCCAGAGCGAGGAGGGGTTGCTGGAGGTGCCGGCAAAGATGATGCGGCTATCGTGGAGGGCGAGTGCGGCGGGGTATCCTTGGACTGCGGAGAAGGCTCCCTCGCGCCATTGGGAGGTGACGCCTGTGCCTCCGAGTGATTTGAGTACCCGTGCCTCGACTTGGGTCGGGCTAGTGTATCCCGTGATCCTGACAAGACCTCGGAGGGTCGGATCAAGCGGGGAAAGCATGATGCGGGGCGTCGTGCTGGTTCCCGTGGCCTTAAAGCCTCGCACTCGCAGTCTAAACAGGGTCTCGACTTGTTCCTCCCCGCTGGAGGTGGTGTTGAAGTCCCCGTTGCTCTTGTAGGTTCTAGCCGTCTTCCAAGTCGTGCCGTTGTCTGTGGATGCCTGCAAGTCAACTTGCGCCGTCCATGTCCCGAAGGTCTGCAACGACCACTTGCCAAGGATTTTAATCGTCGTGCTGGTGGCGTTGGTGGCGTCAATATTCTGACTGATGAAAGTCGTGGAGTTGGGATGGGCAAGTTCCCAATAAGACCCGACATGACCGGCTTGAAAGATATTGCTGGATGCCGTCAGGGTGATGGTTTCACCCACTTGGGCTGCTATCTCAAAGAAAACCGTGCCGCTGGAGTTTGCTGTCGGTGCGGTGGTGACGATAAAGCGGAACTGGTTGGAACTCACCACTTCATCCACGACCCATGTCCCATTGTAGGCTGCTCCAGACGCCCCGGAAACCGTAATCCCTTGACCCTCCGTTAGATTGTGACCGGCCTTTGTTGCGGTGACGGTCGTGGAGGAATAGGCGAATGTGACCCCTAACAGAGTCCCAAAAATGGAAGATGAGGAGGGGTTGATCGTGATGTCCTTGACGTTCTGGTCAAGCATCGGCGCCCAATTATTCGGGATGGAGGGGTCTCCAAAGGGAACCTCGCCAACCGTCCAGTTCGTGTCCGAGAGGCGCGAGAGGCGCTGCGGCGGGTGGGAGGGATGGGTCAGGTAGATCAGGTTGTTGATCTGGCAGACTTGGACGGAGCGAAGGTCTGCTTCCTGGTAGGGGTGGACGGGAGTGACGCCGGTTGCGGCGTTAAGGTAGTTGACTTGGGTTGCCTCGACAGGGGTTCCCCCAGAGGTGATCAGCGCCCCGTTCTTCCAAAAGCGGATGTAACCCACACCCAACTCCATGACAATGTGGTTGGTGTCGGAGATGTCGAGGCCGATAAGCCGGCTGCGGGTTCCCGATAGCTTTGCGGCCCCAAGGTATTCTGTGCCTGCGCGACGATTCGCCGGCCCATAGGGGGTGATGACCATGTTCTCCAGCACCTTGCAGGAGTTGCGGTACTTCTCTAGGTTCGTCCTCGCCTCCAGGTAGGGAGACCACTCACCAGAGTTGAAGGATGAAATTAACTGACTGATCATCAGTAGATGCCGTTGTATCTGGACTGAACGAGGTCGGAGTTAAGCCACATCGGCTTGCGGCGGGGATAGGAGTCTTGTGCGTCAATCCTCCGGGCTTCCCCGAGCATCTGCTTGAGATCCTGCTCAAGCCTCTGCTTGATGTCCATGCTCCCACCGAGGGGCTTGGCGAGCTTGGCGGCAATGGAAAGCGCCAGCAACTCCACGAACATCGGGTCGAAGAGGTTTGGGTCAACGGCGCTCTTGATGTAGGTGATGGAGGCGCTGCTCTCATCGGTCATCAGCTTGTCACCGATGATGTCGAAATTGCAGTAGGGTTCGTTGGCTTGGAACGAGTTGAGTGTCTGAATCCGGGCGAAATCAGACGGAAGTTGGTAGGAGTATTCCCAATCAAAAGGGGGAGGCGTGGAAAGGCGGGCAAGCTGGGTCATGCCAATCGCCCAATTCCAGTCGTGCATCCGAAGTAGAGAGGCAAGCGTCGGGGCGTAGTGCAGCTTGCAGAACCGAGCCTCAATGCTCGGATCGTCCAGCGACATGATCATCTGGTCGCCTATTTTCGAGAGGGCGAGATTGCAGATGGTCGTGGAATCCATGTCTTTTTAGAGTTGTAAAAGAAAGGGGTGGGACG